AACCAAGATCGTATGTATCATTTGCCGCAGGTATAATATGTGAGTTAACTCTTGCATTGAAAACAACTGTATCTGAGGTTGCGTCTCCTAAAGTAACATTACCAGTGGTTGCAAGTGTAGTGAATGAACCTGCTGCCCCACCACCTGTTACATCAGTTAAGAATGCTAGAGTACCACTACCATCTTGTAGTGTGATTGTTCTATCTGCTGTAGGATTTGTAACTGTTAATGTAGTTTCAAAACTATTCGAACTACTACCTTCAAAAACAATTGAACTATCAGATAAATTTAAACCTGATACTGTAGGACTTGTTAATGTTTTATTTGTTAAAGTGTCAGTAGTTGCACGACCAACAAGTGTGTCTGTAGCGTTTGGTAGTGTAAGTGTTCTATCCGCAGTTGGGTCTGTAACTTGTAATACAGTTTCAAAACTATCTGCTGTACTACCTTCAAAAGTTAATGTGCCACCTACTGTTAAGTTTGTAATACTTGGACTTGCGTCTAGGGCAATAGCAATATTATTATCACTTACAGTTGTTGTAATATTACTACCACCTTCAAAGTTTAGTGTATCTGTCGCCAAAGAAACAGTATCGTTTGATCCACTATCCGCACCAACAGAAAGTGCCGTAGTAATACTGGCAGTTGAAAGAGATGTTACAAGTCCTTTTGCGTTGGCAGTTATAACTGGTATAGCAGTTGAACTACCTGTGGCACTTGTATCTGAATTTACAGTTGCAAGTGTAACCGCACCACTTGATGATACAGTAGCGTCCCCACTAAACATACCATGAGTTATAACAGTACCAGTTGCATTTGGTAAAGTGATTGTTCTATCTGCTGTTGGATCTGTTACTGCTAGAGTTGTTTCAAAAGAGTCCGCAGTAGAACCTTCAAATATAATTTCATTAATATTTGGACTTGTTAAAGTTTTATTTGTAAGTGTTTCTGTTCCTGTTAATGAAACAAAACTATCACCTTGTAATCCTGCATTGAACTCACCAAGAGTACCAGTAAATGTTCCTAAATCATCAAGGTCTATATGTAATGTATTGGCATTACTGTTAATCGTTTTATTTGTTAATGTATCAGTTGTTGCCTTACCAACAAGTGTATCACTCGCATTTGGTAATGTAATTGTTCTATCTGCGGTAGGATCTACTACTGCTAAAGTTGTTTCAAAACTATCTGCCGTACTACCTTCAAACACAATAGTTGGACTATTGATTGTAGGACTATTAATAGTTGGACTTGTAAGTGTTTTATTCGTTAGTGTTTCACTACCTGTTAACGAAACAAAACTATCACTTTGTAAAGCAGTATTAAATTCTGCCAAAGAACCTGTAAGTGTATTATTGCCTAAGTCAATAGATTTATTTGTTAATGTGTCTGTTGTCGCTTTACCAACAAGTGTATCACTAGCACTTGACGGGAGCGTTAGTGTAATATCACTTGACGGATTGCCTGGTGTTAAGGTTGTTTCAAAACTATCGTCAGTAGAACCTTCGAAGACTAGAGAGCCTGTAATGGTACCAGATAATGCGATTGTGTCTGTAGCGGCATTACCAAGTGTGATTGTACTACCTTGTGTTGATGATGTACCAACAACTGTTAAGTTACCTTCAACTTGTACATTAGCACCTGACATAGTAAGTGCCGCGGTAGATGAACTACCAGACTTGATGACTAACTCACCTGAACTATTTGTAAATCGACCAAATTCTGTTCCGTCATCTTTTAAAATTATATCTTGTTCACCTGCGTCTAATACAATGTCAGTTGCCGCGTCTAATGTAATACTACTATTACTATCAATCTCAGCAATTACAGGTGTTGTTAAAGTTTTATTTGTAAGTGTATCAGTTGTATCTTGCCCTACTAAAGTTGTAGTAGCGTTTGGTAATGATACCGTTCTATCTGCTGTTGGATCTACTGTGGTTAAAGTCGTTTCAAAACTATCCGCACTTGATCCTTCAAATACTAAAGCATTCTGTACTTCTATTGTAGAACTATCAACCGTAGTAGTAGAACCTTGTACAGTAAGATTACCTGCTACTGTAACATTACCTGCGGCAGTTACATTTGCACCAGTAAATGTTAAGGCGGTTGTTGAACCTGATTTAACAATCAGATTACCAGATGAATTTGTTAGACTACCATATTGTGTACCGTCATCTTTTAAAACTACATCACCGCCACCTGCGTCTAATGTAATATCTTGTACAGCGTCTAACTCAATACCACCTGTACCAACTATCTCAGCGATAACTGGTGATGTAAGTTGTTTGTTTGTTAATGTTTCACTACCTGTTAATGATACAAAACTTTCTGATTGTAAGGCACTATTAAATTCTGCAAGTGAACCAGTAAGTGTGTTATTACCTAAATCTATACTTTTATTTGTAAGTGTTTCACTACCTGTTAAAGAAGCGAAACTATCACCTTGTAGTCCTGCGTTAAACTCTGCCAGTGTACCAGTAAATGTACCTAGATCATCTAAATCAATATGTAAAGTATTTGCATTACTATTGATTGTTTTATTTGTAAGTGTTTGTGTTGACGCTAAACCAACTAAAGTGTCAGAAGCACTTGATGGTAAAGTTAAAGTTATATCTGAACTTGGATTACCAGGTGTTAATGTTGTTTCAAAACTATCGTCAGTAGAACCCTCAAAAGTTAAACTACCTGTAATTGTACCACCAAAAGCGATAGTGTCTGTAGCGGCGTCTCCTAATGTTAAAGTACCACCATTGAATGTTGTTGTGCCTGTTACTGTAAGATTACCGCCTACATCTAAATTACCAGCGATTGTGGTATTCGCACCAGACATTGTAAGATTTGTAGTAGAACTTGAACCTGATTTAATTTGTAATTCACCAGAGTTATTGGCAAATTGACCAAACTCTGTGCCACCATCTTTTAATGCTATAGAACCACTATCACTATCTAAAACTATATTGGTTGAACTATCTAATGTAACATCTGAACCAGATATTAATGAAATAGTAGGGTTGGTTAATGTTTTATTTGTAAGTGTTTCTGAACCTGTAAGTGAAACAAAACTATCATCTTGTAATGCGGTATTAAATTCTGCTAATGTACCTGATAAGGTATTACTATCTAAATCTATTGACTTGTTTGTAAATGTAATTGTACCAGAGGCATCTTGGGTATCAATATATGCCTTAAGACTTTCACCAGAATGTATTGATATAGATGAAGCACCTGCAAGTGTATCACTATCAATAGGTGCTGTTGATACAAAATTACCACCAGCAGTTTGTATTTGTAAAATGCTACCAGCAGGTGTCGTACTTACTGTAACATCAGTAAGAGCATTTAGTTGCGATACAGAACCACCACCGCCACCGCCGCCGCCAATAACTTCAACTGAAACCTGTTGTGGACCAGCAGAATTAGTCGAAGTAATCTTCGCTTTTTTCTTGTTTGAATTTGATACTCTACCCTTTAATGCCATACAACCCCTAGTATAACACTATTTATATAGATTTATCTGGTAGCGTTTGGACTTACTGTAACAATTCCTTGAATTACACGGGTAACTGAACTATCTGAGGTTTTTGTTAATTCAACATCATACACATATCTACCTTCTTCTAATGCGGCAGTTTGTGTAGGTGTAAGTGAGATAGTAATTTCACCTGTTGTTCTATCGTCTGCAAAGGCAACAGTAAAAGTGGCACTAGCACTTGATGAACTATAAGACTTTCTTATTTGAGACGCACCAGTATGACCAGTTGTATCAAATAGGGAATCGTCATCATTAAATACCGTAATGGTACTTGTAAATGTTGCCCCTTGGTCTATGAGTAAGTTTGCTATTGCAGCCATAAAGACTATTTATCGTCTTTTGGTTCTTCTTTCGCTGTATCTACTGTTATTTCTTTTGGTATAGTTTGTTCGTAATATTTCAACAATACATCTATCTTTTCTATTTCTAGTTGATGTTTTAGTTTAGATTGTTGTAATATCTGATATTGTTCTGCATGTAATTTACCTTTTGGCGACAATGCGTCCATATCTATCGTATCAACTTTTTTTTCTTCAGCCATTATCTTGCTCCTCTAATTTTTTTTCTCTTGCTTTAATCATCTTATCATCTACCACATCAGATGGTGATCCTTGTTTTGTTGGGTCAAACTCGACATCATCATTAGCCACGCCAAACAATTTATTTAAATCTAGTATACCAGGACCTACATAACAGTTATCTCTTATTAACCATCTTACAGATAATCTAGCAATATTTGGTTTTGTAAATGCTTGACCTCTATGCATGTCAGTACACGGAAAACAAACTACTCTACCGTGTTTAAATGGCACAGTTACATTTTGTGTCTCATTTATAAAATGACCACCAATATCTTCACCATGTGTATCTTCATCTGCCAACATTAGTATATATGACCAATCATCTGGGTGCACACTATCTGTATGGTCTGTGCCTTCCATGCCCATAAATTGTATGTTAGTAGAAATCAATCGCAATACAGGTAGTTGTTTCATTCGCATAGCGATTTGATATC